CCAAACCAGTATGGATGGCGGTCATACTCTGTGATACGTTGTCGTTCCTGTTTTACCATCCAACTATTGTTGGAAAGAGAAAACTCATCATATCCCTGCAAAAATAACTTTGGCGGAAGTACTGATGGAAACTGATAAACGTAGTTAGATACTTGTTGATATCTCATTTGAATTGACAGTCAACCATAATCTCAGTTAGTGCGGCAAGAAGATTGATCTCTTGATCAGCGACAAACGCAGATTGATATTGATACTTTGCAATGATCAATACCGCCGCAGGAATTGTGGAGGGAACTAAACTCTGGTGCAGGTTGTCATAGATTTTTCTAAGTAGTTGGTTAGGATCATTGTCTAGGTTAGAAACAATCCACTTACGAACTTCAGTAAAATTCTTTTTCTTCAGGTTCTTAACCAACTCATTGACCTGAACTTCACCAAAAGTTGACAGAATACCAGTATCAATACTACCACTTACAGAGTAGCGTTGGCATTCATTAAGAACACGACGCCAATCTGGGAAGTGATTCTTGATTAGTTCTACCAGTACTTTTGGATCAGATTCAATACCTTCTGCAACCAGGATCTCTTTGAGTCTCCTAAAGAATTTGGCGGCAAGGTCTTGTTTTTCTTCTCCCGTGAAGGCAAAATCGACGACACTACACCTGGAGTGGAGTGGTTGAATGATTTTGTTTTTGTAATTACACGTGAAGATAAATCGGCAGTTTTTATAAAATGCCTCAATATTTGCCCGTAGGAGGAGTTGTACGTCGTGGGTCGTGTTGTCAGCCTCATCAATAATGATGACTTTGTGCTTTGAACCCAGTCCTTGAAGTGAGACGGTCGAAGCAAAGTTCTTTGCTTGGTTCCTAACCGTATCAAGAAATCGTCCTTCATCTGATCCATTGATCACATAAACGTCAACCCCCAGTTCGCTACAAAGTGCTTTTGCAACGGTAGTTTTGCCAATGCCAGGGGGTCCAGACAAAAGCATATTAGGAATCTCTCCCTTAACCAAAAACTCTTGAAAAGTTTTCTTGATTCGTTCTGGGAGAATACATTCTTCAATAGTTTTGGGGCGATATTTTTCGACCCAAATAAAATCATCACGAGAAGACATAAGTCAGTTCAGTTTTTTGAGAGTAAATGATCCATCATTATTGTCAATCCACTCTACATCATCTCCTGGTTCTAGACCAGATTCTTGTAGTAGATCTTCAGGAAATGTGAGGAACAACTCCCCATTTTCATCTTCTTCAACAGGAATAGTCCAAGTCATTCTAAGGGTCTCATAAACTCATTTGAAACAATGTCATTGGCATCAAACATCTCATACATGTAAGTAACACCAGCACGAGGCACTGTATGCTCACCACAGGTAAAGACATCACACACTGCCATACCATTCTCTGGCCAGGTATGAATGCTGATATGACTCTCAGCAAGGAGAGCGATAGCAGTCACACCTTGAGGATCAAACTTGTGTGATGAGACATCCAACAATGTACTTTTGCAGAGATGTGCCGCATGAACAAGTACATTGCGGATGTGTGACTCATCATCTAGAAGTTTTTCAGAGCAACCTTTTAGGGTAAAAAGAATGTGTCTCATCCGAATGTGGAATCAGGTTCCAAAGCGATATAGTAGTTAATAGAATCGTTGAAAAACTGAGAAAGAAGTTTCTCGGAAATCACGACGTTGTAAGAACCAGGAAGAATCTTAATATTCTCCATTTTGAAATTGAACTCAAACGTAGCATCAGTCTCGCCAACAACGATTGAATACTCGTTAGATGTGTCGTTTGCTTTGTCGCGAACAACTAGACTGATGTTTTCCCCGTCACCAATAGCAGAAAGATCGGGAAGACCATAGACAGCAGACGCTTTCAACAGAGAATTCAACTGCTGACTTTCCAATTGGAAGCAAACATCCTTGCTGGGAAGAGAAAGTTCTTTGTCTGGGGGTGCAACAATCACAGAAGGATCAGCAAAGAAATATTTTGCTTTGAGTTTACCCTCACTGATAGTGACAAAAGAATCGTTGTCAAATCCAAGATCAGGATTTCTGTGGAGTTTTACACCATTCAGAAACTGCTTGAGATCATAGATGGCAAAATCCTTAGGGAACTCTTCAGGGACGTTTGCTTCTGCCAAGATATTACGCATGACAGAAATAGTCTTGATCTTAGAACCTTCTTTGATCAGGATCGACTGATTGATAGTCGAAAAGTTCTCAAGAATATTGAGAGTAGAATCAGAAAGTTTCATAAGTTCCATTAGTTTTCTTGTGAAGTCCAGAGAAATGATACAAGAGGATAGCGTAGTGAATGACCTTCAGCAGGTCACTTTTTTCCTGACCCTTCTTGTTAAAGCGAGAAGCATACTTGATGATGTTCGCTTGACAGAAAGCAGGAGCAGTCCCAATGGATTCTAGCAGATCCAAGGTCTGTGTTCTATTTTCCTTACTGGTGTAATGCCCCTGATATGTCTGAGAAATATAATCTCTTACTTCTTGTAAAGTTTCACCTTCTTCATATTTCCAAAGGTGATTTTGCTGTTCACTCATGATTCATAGTAAAGGAATCATATCCATGATACTACAAAAATCTTGGGATGTCAATAGCGGTACTCAGAGATCCTGTCCAAGACCCTGTTCAGGTATTTTTGGACCATATCCTTCTCTCCAGGATATGCACGGTCACTATCTACCTGGTGTTTTAATTTAAGTACATAACAAATCATCTCGTCTTTATCAATTTTTCCTCTAGGCATAACACAAAAAAACCCTGTCCTTTATATAGAACAGGGTTTACTTTTTAAATTGGGTTGTGTGCGGGAATCATCATACCGCCACCAAGGTCGTCATCGTCGTCAGCATCATTACTACCAAGGACACTGATTAATATCCACATCCCTAGCATCATAATTGCTAACAACAACATCACCAAATACCTGGAATGATTTGACCTGTGACCGCATAAGATCCCATAGCAGCGATCACACCGATCATTGCTGCCCAACCATTAATACGTTCTGCTTTTTCATTCATGAGATTTCTCCTGTTTTGTTTTGTTGTATATGATGACTTCTTCACCATCATGGGTAAAAACTAGTTCATCATCGTGGTTCCAGCACAGTTCTTCATACAAAGCATTCAACTTCTCCATGTCTTCGTATAGTTGATTATGATTCGGCATGATGTGCTTTTAAATCTGGGTTGTACTTAGATGGTTCAAAAGGAGAACGCGAGCGGTTCTTGATAACGATGAAGGCATCTTTTTGATACGTGACAGTTCCAAAAGGTTTTGCCCACTTAGGGTTCGCATCTGGATGGGTGGCAGTACCCGTTACAGCAACGCCGCCAATTTCTACTACAATATCATCTTCTTCACTCCAACCAAGTTGGTCTATAGCAATGTGAAGACCAGCGTAGACATCTGTTTCCATCAATACAGTTCCTCTTCCTTGCTGGTCTCAACCACACAATCACTTGTGGGATAAGAAACACAAGTTAGAATGAAACCAGCATCAATCTGGTCATCATCAAGGAACGACTGATCCCCCTGGTCTACGGAACCAGAGATGAGTTTTCCCGCGCACGACGAACAAGCGCCTGCGCGACACGAGTAACTGAGGTCAACACCTTGTTCTTCAGCAGCATCAAGGATGTACTGATCGTCTTCACACTGAATGGTTTGCTCAGTTCCATCGGGGGATCGTAGGACAATGTTAAATGCCATTATTTAGTTTCCTAAAGAATTCCAAAGAATAGTTTACCAGTAATCGCGTAAGATGTCAAGGCAGCGACAAAACCCATCATTGCCCAGCGCCCATTCATCTTTTCAGCACGCTCAGCATGGGACTCAAGACCATACTTGAGACGATCTTCATCCGTCATGTACATAGCGGGTTCAGTAGCGAACATATTCTGTTGTCCGCGATCATTTGTAGTTACAGTCATAATGTTTGTAAAGAACTGTTACAGTATTATATAGCAAATATAAAGATTTTTGTCAAGAGTTCGTGAGAATACACTGACAAAAAAAGACCCCGAAGGGTCTCAGTTGGTTTTTACGATACTAGAAAAATTCTTAGACTTCTCAAACTTGATAACGTT